GGCTACGACCTCCGTGACGCCGAGGACGGCCGCCAGCGCACCGAGGGCGCGAAGGCGCCCGCCTTCGAGGCCCGCAAGCGCTTCGCCGCCTTCAACGTCACCGAGATCCACCAGGAGGCCGTGTCCGTCTCCTACACCCGACAGGGCGCGACCAAGCAGGTCATCCCCGCGACCGGGCAGCCCACCGTCACCATCGGTGACACCGTCCTGCCCGCCGACGAACTGGCCTGGCAGATCAGCACCCAGCTGAAGCAGATCGCCCGCGACGTCGAGAAGACGTTCATCACCGGCCAGTTCGCCAACCCGACCGACAACCAGACCCCCCGCAAGACCCGGGGCCTGATCGAGGCGATCACGACGAACGTCGCGACCACCACCCACAAGGCCAGCGAACTCACGGAGGCTGACGTCCTCGACCTCATCGAGAAGGTGTGGACGAACGGTGGCCTCCAGGAGGGTGGGACCCGAACCGTCCTGGTGAACTCCGCTCTCAAGCGGAACCTGACCCGCGTCTTCATCAAGGACGCCCGCTTCCAGGAGGGCACCCGCAACGTCGGCGGCGTCAACCTCAAGACCATCGAGACCGATTTCGGGACGCTGAACATCATGCTGGACCGGTACGTGCCGGCGGACAAGCTGATCGTCGCCTCCCTGGAGCAGCTGTCCCCGGTCTTCATGGAGATCCCGAACAAGGGCCACTTCTTCGCCGAGCCCCTGGCGAAGACCGGCGCTTCCGACGACGTGCAGATCTACGGCGAGATCGGCCTGGAGTACGGCAACGAGAAGGCTCACGGCTGCCTGACGGTGGCCGCCGGCTGACCGGCCTGGGGTGCCCCGCTCACGTGGGCGGGGAGCCCCGGTTGATCCCCTGGAGGAGGACATCATGAGGATCACCTGCCACAAGCACCCGTCGCTTCTGGTGACGACCCCGCGCGTCGAGTTCGTGGACGGGGTCGCCGACGTCGACGAGGAGACGATGGCGGCGCTGGCCCCGCTCCTGGAGGAGTGGGGTATCGACGCCGCCGACATCGGTGGGGAGCACGCCGAGGGCACCCCCGAAGAGCCCGAGGAGCCTGCGACCGAGCCGGACCCCGAGGAGCCCCCGAAGCGGGGCAAGCGTGGCTGACACCTTCGCGACCGTGGAGGACCTTGAGGCGCGGTGGCGGGGCCTGTCGGAGCAGGAGCGCACCCGGGCCGCCATCCTCCTGGAGGACGCCACGGACCTCATCAAGGCGTCCGCCCCGAGGTGGCAGCACGCGACGGCGTCGACGCTTCGGCGCATCTGCTGCGCGGTGGTGAAGCGGGCTCTCCAGGCCGAGCAGGGCGGCGCTGACGGGCTGCCCGAGCCCAGAGGCCTGGTGTCCTCCGAGACGCACACGACGGGGCCCTTTTCCGACCAGTACGCCTACGCCAACCCCGAGGGCGATTTGTTCCTCCGGGCGGCGGAACTGAGGCAACTGGGCGGCCGCCGGTCGGGCGCGTTCGAGGTGGATCTGCTGGCCCCGGCGGTGACTCCGTGATCGCCGCCGGCCTGGTGGCCGTGACGAGGCTCAGGGCGGGCGAGGCCGGGGAGGACCAGTACGGAGAGCCCGTCCCCGGGCCGGTCGTGGAGACGCCCCTGCCGCCCGCCCTGCTCGGCCCCGGCGGCACCAGCGAGCCGGTCACGGCGGGCAGCGCCCCGGTCATCAGCCAGCCGACCCTGTACTGGCGCGGCCGGCACCCCGACATCCTCGCCAGCGACCTCCTGAAGGTGGCTGGCACCACCTACCGGGTCGAGGGCGCCCCCGCCAGGTGGCCCAAGGGCACCGTCGTCACGCTCCACGCCGCCACCGACCCCAAGAAGACTGGAGGCACCTGATGAGCGCCGTGAAATTCAAGCTCGACAAGAAGGGCGTCCAGGCGCTCCTGTCCTCCGCCGAGGCCCATGCCGTCGTCGACGCCGCCGCCGAGGAGCTGCGAGCCCGCGCGGGCGAGGGATTCAAGGTCCACTCCTCCACCGCGGGGAATCGTGCTCGCGCCTACGTGCACGCCGGCACCCGGGAGGCCGGCATCAGGCAGGCCCGCAAGCACATCCTGGAGCGCGTCTACGGCGGGGGAGGCGGCGGCTGATGGCCGGCCGGTCTCGGGACACGAAGGCCATGGTCATGGCCGCCCTGAAGACGGCGCTGCCGGACGTGCAGGTGGTGTCCACCGTCCCCTACGCGGATGGTGACCCGCCGGGGCCGATGGTCCTCGTGATAGCCACCGGTGGGCAGGGCCAGCATCACCGGGTGCTTTCTACTGGGCAGGTCACTATCGATTCTTTCGCACCCACAATGGGCCGGGCTATGAGCCTGGCCCTTCGCGTTGACGCGACCGTAAACGCCCTCACGGCGGACCACCAGTACCCGGTCACCCGGGTCACGGGTAATGCGCCCGCCGAGTCACCTGATCCGACCATTACTGCGGCCAGAGTGTCCGCAACCTATCAGATCACCACACGGAACGAATCGTAAGGAGAAATACCATGCCGGTGAATGCCGACAATGTGCTCGGTTTCGGGTCGGATGATGACTCGCTCTACCTGGGCGCCTACGACCCTGACCTCGGCACCAAGATCACGGGCCTGACCACCGCCATCCCCAATACCCTGGTGGACTGCGGGTGGATGAGCGACGACGGTGTCAAGATCACGATGGACGACTCCGTCACCAAGGTCAAGGGCCACCAGGGCCACGGCGTCGTGCGCACTTTCATGGACTCCTCGGAGACCGGCCTGGAGGTCGCCCTCCTCGAGTCGCAGCTGGGCATCGTCACCCGCTACCTGAACGCGACCGCGACGAAGATCCAGGAGCAGATCGGCGGCGGCCCCACGAAGACCGACGTCGTGAAGATCGTCGCCAAGGCGCAGCGGAAGGTCACCCTGTGCTCCGGCGTCCTCGACGTCTTCGACACGGCGGCGACGGGTGACAACCCGACGAGGATTCGGATCGTCCTCCCCCGCCTCGAGCTCGGTGAGCGCGGCGAGGTCCTTTTCAAGGTCGGCGAACTGACGGCCTGGTCGCACAAGCTCGCCGTGACCGGCGACTACATCATCTACTCCAACGCCAAGGCACTGATCCCGGAAAACTGATCAGGCCACTCATATTCTCCCCGGCCCGCGTGGATGGTCGGTCCCCACACGGGCCGGGGTCACCATCTCTCCGGGACCGCCACAATCCTATGAACAGGACCGACAATGACCAGTAGGAAGACCAGCGATACCGCGAAGAGGGCCGCCGCCGTCGGAGCCAAGACCCCGGCGGATTTCCAGGAGGCCGAGGCCAACGGCGGCGGCACCGTGGAGGTGACCGTCCAGGGCCTCACCATCGAGGTGGATACGACGGTGATCGGCGGTGACTGGGAGGTCGTCGAGGCGCTCGCCGCGATGGAGGAGGGGAAGACGTCTCCGGCCGGGATGGTGCGCGTCACCAGGGCTGTCCTGGGTGACGCTTTCGACGACGTCAAGGAGCACCTGCGCGGCGAGGACGGCCGGGTCCGCGCCGAGGACATGGCCGGATTCCTCATGGAGGTTTTCAAGGTCCTGAACCTGGGAAACTGATCGGCCTCCCCGGGCTCCTGCGGGAGTACGGGGAGGAGGTCGAGGCCGACCTCCTGCGGGTCTACAGGGTGGACCTCCTGGACCTGTGGAGGGGGACGCTGACGCCAAGACGGCTGCTGGTCCTCATCCGGGGCCTGCCGCCGGGGAGCGCCCTGGGGCGGGCCATGGGCGGTGACGCCGCCCTGTCCGATGAGGTCACCGCCACCAGGATGGCCGCCTGGCAGATCTCCTGCTATATCGCGGCCGCCGTCGGCGCCAAGCAATCGGACCTGCCGAAGCCGCCGCAGCCGCCCGAGCCGGGCTGGCAGGCCAAGGCCCGGGAGGCCGAGGAGCGCATGGCCAGGAAGGCCGCCCGCTGGCTCGCCAGGCACCCGGAACTGGCTGCCCAGGCCCGCGCATAAACAAATACCTGGAGGTCCCGCAGCACAGCCGCTGCGGGGCCTCCCAGCACCATCGGAGAGGGGTTCCCGTGGCAGCCAGTCCCACCGGTCACACCATCGGCACCGCCTGGGTGCAGGTGGCCCTCTCCACCAAGGCGATCTCCCAGCAGCTCAAAGAGGCCCTGGGAGACGTCGACACCAAGCCCGCCGAGCGGAAGATCACGAGCGGCCTGGGCGGCGCCTTCAAGCAGGTCGGGAAGATCGCGGCCGGGGCGCTCGCCGTCGCCGGGACGGTCGGGCTGGCGACGTCTTTCGCGGATGTCGCCAATCAGGCTATCAACGCCTCCGACGCGACCAATAAGTTCAAGAATACCCTCGGTTTCGCGGGGAAATCTTCTGACGATATAAATCGGCTGACAAAGTCCACAAAGGATTACGCCGATAAGACCGTCTACGGCCTATCGGATATCCAGTCGATCACCGCCCAGCTGGCATCGAACAACGTTGAAGGGTACGACAAGCTCGCTGAGGCCGCCGGTAACCTCAACGCCGTAGCGGGCGGAAATGCCGAGACTTTCAAGTCCGTCGGAATGGTCCTCACCCAGACCGCCGGCCAGGGCAAACTCACCACCGAGAACTGGAACCAGCTCGCCGACGCCATCCCCGGCGCGTCCGGGAAGCTCCAGGAGGCCCTCCTCCAGGCCGGCGCCTACACCGGCAATTTCCGGGAGGCAATGGAGAAGGGCGAGATCACCGCCGAGGAGTTCAACGCGGCGGTGATGGACCTCGGCATGACGGACGTCGCCCGGGAAGCGGCGACGTCGACGTCGACCATCGAGGGCGCCTGGGGCAATCTCGAGGCCGCCCTCGTGTCCGGCGCGATGGGCATCGTGGACAAGATCAAGCCCGCGCTGACCACCTTCATGGGGAATGTCGCGACCGGCGCCGAGAAGGCCTTCGGCTGGGTCCAGGACAAGCTCATCCCGGGCATCAGGGGCGTCTGGGATATTCTCTCCAAGGGACAATTCGACGGGTCCTCGCAGCTCTTCGGGCTCGACGAGGACTCCAGGATCGTCGACTTCCTCTTCCGGATCGGGAACGGCGCCCGCGCCGCCGGCGAGTGGATCACCAAAACGCTGATCCCGTCGATCAGGTCCCTTGGCGAGATCATCCTGACGGGGGACACGGACACGCCACTCTTCGGGCTCGACCCGTCCTCCCCTGTTGTCGGATTCCTCGAGAGCCTGCGTGACGCCGTCCTGAAGGTCGTGGACGCGGGCGTCGGGCTCCTCGACTGGTCCACCAGGAATAAGGACCTCATATCCACGCTCGCGGTGACTGTCGGCACCGCGACGATCGCTTTCAAGTCGATGCAGACCGTCACGAAGACGATGACCGCCATCAATACGGCCGGCAGCATCATGAAATGGGTGACGTCGCTCGACACGATGAAGAACGCCGTGAATGCCGCGAAGGCAGCGCAGGCGGCTTTCAACGTTGTCATGAATGCGAACCCGATCATGCTGGTCGTGACCGCTATCGCGGCCCTCGTGGCCGGGCTGATCTGGTTCTTCACGCAGACGGAGACGGGGAAGCGGGCGTGGGCCGCGATCACCGACGCATTCAAGGGATTCCTCGATTGGATCGCCCCCTACTGGAATGCGACCCTGGATGTCCTGAGCGCGGCATGGAATGCCGTGTGGGGCGCGGTCAGCGGATTCTTCACCTCCTACGTCGTCCCCGGCATCTCCGCGGCCGTCTCGGTCCTGGGAGGCCTGTGGGACGGACTCGTCGCCATCGTCAGCACCGTATGGACCGGGATTCAGACCGCAGTGATGGTGGTGGTCGCATGGTTCCAGGCCTACGTGGTCCCTGCCGTCTCCGGGGCGGTGAGTATCCTGAGCGGCGTCTGGGACGGGCTTGTCACCGTCGTGTCCGTCGTATGGACCGGGATCCAGACCGCGGCGCGGACCGTGGTCGGATGGTTTCAGGCGTATGTGGTCCCGGTTTTCGAGGCCGTGTGGACCGGAATCAAGATCGGCCTCTTCGCACTGAGCATCCCATTCATTGTCGTGTGGACGCTCATTAAGACGGCAGTCCAGCTCGTCGTCGACTGGTTCAGCGCCTATATCGTCCCGACTCTGTCGGGCGTGTGGTCCGCGATCGTGGCCGGGGCGCAAATGCTCTGGTCCGGCGTGAAAGCCGTCTGGGACGGCCTCATGCTCGCCGTCCAGATCGTCGTCGCATGGTTCCAGACATATGTGGCCCCGATACTCTCCGCGGTCTGGACCGGTATCGTGGCCGGAGCCCAAATGCTCTGGACCGGGATCCAGGCCATCTGGAACGGCATTATGACCGCAGTCCAGATCGTCGTCGCCTGGTTCCAGACCTACGTGCAGTCCACTCTCTCCGCCGTGTGGACCGGAATCAAGATCGGCGCCGACCTGCTGTGGACCGGGATCCAGACCATCTGGACCGGAATCCAGATCGCCGTCCAGATCGTCGTCGCATGGTTCCAGGCGTATGTGGCCCCAGTGCTCTCCGCCGTGTGGACGGGGATCCAGGCCGGAGCCCAATTCCTCTGGGCTACACTGCAGGCCGTTTGGAATGGAATCCAGATCGCGGTGCAGACCGTGGTCGGATGGTTCCAGACCTACGTGCAGCCGGTGCTCACAACCGTATGGACCGGCATCCAGAATGGCGCGCAGACCCTCTGGAACGGCCTGCAGGCCGCATGGGACGGGATCAAAACCGCGGTGCTGACGGTGGTCGCATGGTTCCAATCGTATGTGCAGCCGGTTATTTCGGCCGTGTGGAACGGGATCAACTCGGGTGCAGACACGCTGTGGAACGGCCTGCAAACCGTATGGAACGGGATCAAGAATACCATTGACACGGTCGCCAACTGGTTCCGGGATACGATCAAACCCATCTTCGATGGCGTCACCGACAATATCAAAACCGCTTTCGATAATATGAAGACCGGCATCAAAAATGTGTGGGACGACGTGAAGTCAGTCGCCGCCAAGCCGATCAACTTCATCATCAAAACGGTTTACCGCGACGGCATCAAGAAGACCGCCGATTCCATTGCCGACAAACTGGGCCTGTCCCTGCGACTCCCGGACGTCACCCCGATTCCCGGGTACGCGTCCGGCGGCGTCCTCCCCGGCTACACGCCGGGCAGGGATATTTACCATTTCTTCAGTCCCGACGGCGGCGGCGCCATCACCCTGTCCGGCGGGGAGGCGATCATGCGCCCCGAGTGGGTGCGCGCCGTCGGCGGCCCCGCGGCCATCAAGCGCATGAATGCGGCCGCCCGCGGCTCCAGCGGAGGCCACATCCCCGGCGGCGACCGGGGCGCGGACTTCGCCGCCTTCTCCCTCGGCGGCATCTGGGAGAAGGTCCGGGGGACCGTGGGGTCGGGGATCCAGGCCGCCAGCGACTGGATCTCGACGGCGACGGAGGCGGTATCCTCGATCATCTCCGACCCGCTCGGAGCCGTCGAGAACCTGATCCGCATCCCGGTGAATGCGCTCATGAATTCGCTTCCCGGTAGCGGGTTCTTCAAGGATATGGCGGCCGCCCTGCCCGATAAGTGGATCGACGGATTCGCGGAGTGGCTGAAGGGAAATACCGCCACCATGTCCGCCAGCGATATCGTGAATGCAGCCCGAATGGCAATCGGCGTCCCGTACATCTGGGGCGGCTCCTCGATTCCTCCGGGCGTGGACTGCTCCGGGCTCGTGTACTGGGCGGCCCATCAGATGGGCTCACAGATTCCCCGTCTGACGGCCGCCGGATACCAGTCCGGCGCCGCGCCGGGCGGGTCATTGAGCACTCCGGGAACGCTCCTCTTCTGGGGCAGCCCTGCCTACCACATCGCCATCGCCTCCGGCAGTGGGATGATGGTCGAGGCGCCCCGCCCGGGCCTGAGCGTGCGTGAGACCGCCATCTGGGGATCGCCGTCCACGGGGGTCTACAAATTCGACCGGGGCGGCCTGCTCCAGCCCGGCCTCACCCAGGTCCTGAATGCGACTGGCTCGCCGGAGCCGGTATTCACCGGCGGACAGTGGGACAAGATCGACCGTCTCGTGGAGGCCCTGGATAACGGAGGTCTGTGGCCGCGAGCGCTCGAGGTGCGCGACGTCGATGGCGTGCTGATCGGTCGTATGCGTGTGGAGGCGGATGCGGCGGTCGGTCGGGTCGCCCGAGATTTGGCGGGTCGGCGGAGGGGTGGTGCGCGGTGAGTGGCGTGGTCGTGGAGGACATCACCGTGGCGGCGGGGCATCCGGCCGTGGGCATCACGGGCACGGGGTCCGGCGTGGTGACGGTGACGCGCACAGTCGCCGGCGCCTCGGCGGCGGTGCGCTCGGCTCGGGGTGTCGTGCTGGATGGCGAGGATTTCTGGGAGGATCACGAGGCCCCGCTGGGAGTGGAGGTGACCTACTCGGTCGTCGTCGACGCCACGGGCACGGTGCTGGGGCGTGCGGCGATCACCCTGACCAGCCCGATGGCGTGGATCTCCGATCCGCTGGACTACACGTCGGGGATCGGCATGGACATGGGGGGTCTGCACGACGAGTCGGTGCCGCTGCTGACGGCCGGGTCTCTGGACGCGGTCAAGTGGGAGTCGGTCGGGTCGATGGCGCGGGTGATGGGGTCGCGCGCCCCGGTGCGGCTGGGGGCGGAGCGCGCCGCGGCGTCGTCGCTGGCGGCGGTGATCACCACGTGGGACCGCGATCAGGCGGCGGCGCTGGCGGATCTGCTCGATCAGGCGCCGATCGTGCTGCTGAGAGTCCCCCACGACCCGCTGCTGGCGCTGCGCGGCGGCGGGTACGTGGCGGCGGACGTGGCGGCGGCCCGGGTGACGGACGAGGTCGTGGCCTGGACGCTGAGCGGGGACGTGGTGGCCGGGCCGGGTCTGCCGGTGATCATCGCCCGCCACACATACGACTATGTGCGTGAGATCACAGGGGCGCGCACCTATGACGAGGTGCGCGCGATTCAGGGCGGGCGCACGTACTCGGCCGTCAAGCGGGACCCGCTCGACGGCCTCCAGTGAGCGCGAGGAGGGCGACGTGCTGCCGATGACCGATGCCGCCGTGGCGGCCCTGTGCGGGTCGCGCACCCGGGAGCGGGTGAGGGTGGACGCCTACCTGGGGGATGCGCTGGTGGCCGAGGGCCTGGATGTGGAATCGGTGTCCCTGACCTGGGACGCCACCCGGCAGGTCCAGTGCCAGGGCACGATCAAGGTCGCCGATCCGGACGGGACGCTGGCGCCGTGGGTGCTGGGAGACGTCCTCGCTCCCGGCGCCCGCCTCCAGGTCACCTACTGCTGCGAGGACGGCTCCACGCTGCCGCGGGCGCTGCTCGTGGTCACGAAAGCGGCGCCGGAGAGCGGCTGGCGGGCGTACCGTCTGCGCGACGGCACGGCCAGGTGGGTGCCGACCGGCGGGACGGTCACCCTGAGCGTGGATGACACCATGGCGCTGGTGGTGCGCGACAAGCTCCAGGCTCCGCTCTCGCCGGCGACGCCGACCTGCGTGAGCGAGGTGCGCCGACTCCTGACCCGAATAGTGCCGGTAGTCAATGAAACCTCCAACACGGTGACAGTGGCGTCTGGCACCGTCTACGAGCGCGAGCGGGCCGACGCCGTCGATGACCTGCTGGCCCACGCGGGTCTGGAGCGGCGCACGGACGGGGCCGGCGTCGTGCACCTGATCGACCCGAAATCCGCGGGGCCGGTGTGGGCGCTGGGTGCTGGCGACGGCGGTGCGACCGTGCGAGTCGACCGGGAGATGAGCCTGGATGACGTCGTCAATTCTGTGGTTGCCGCTTCCTCGGCGACCGGCCAGGAGGAGATCGTCGGGCGCGCCTACCTGCGGGAGGGGGTCGGCCGCTGGGGCGGGCCGCTGGGGAATCACACGCGGTTCTACGCCTCGCCGCTGATCAGCACGCTGATCGGCGCGGAGGCCGCGGCCCGCACCCGGCTGGGCGCCCTGACTCGGGGGCGCTCGACGCTGATCACGGTGGAGTGCCTGCCCCATCCCGGGCTGGAGATCTGGGACACCGTCACGGTCCCGATCCCCGACCCCTACGGGGCGCTGGAATCCGTGGACGCCGTGGTGCAGACCGTGTCCCTGACCGTCGACCGGTCCGGGCCGGCGGTGTCCACGCTGACGGCGACGGCGCCCACCGACGTCCTCACGGAGATCATGAGGTGGCGGCGGTGAGCGCCCTGGCCGAGATGGTGGCGGGCGCGACGGTGGCCGGCGGCACGCGGCTCGTGGCGGGGACCACGGTCCGCGGCCGGGAGGGCGGCGTGGAGGTCGCGGTGCAGGGGCGGCGCGTGGCGGCCAGGTGGCTGGACACGGCGGCGGCGCGGATCGGGCAGACGGTCCTCGTGGCGCTCACGTCCGACGGCGTCGGCCAGTCCTCCGCGGTCGTCCTGGGGCGCCTGGGTGCGGCGCCGCGGCCGCCGATGGGGGTCGTGCGCACCGTCCTGGCCTCCACCGCCGAGGTCGAGGCGGGCGGGACGAGGGTGACCTGCGCGTGGGTGGGGGCGACGGCCCCGGCCGTGGGGGATCGCGTGCGCCTGCTGTGGCAGGGTGCGGAGGCGACGATCCTGGGAGTGTCCGGGTCGACGGCGACCGACGGCGAGGACGGCGGGGCCCTGGCGCCCGAGCAGTCGGTGGGGCCGGCGCCGGCGGGGGTGAGCGTCCTGCGCGCCACGGCGTCGGGCTCCTGGGCCGCACGCGGCCGATGGTCCTCCGCCGTGGTGCAGGGGTCGGGCCCCGGCGTGGAGGACTCGCACGGCGGATGGGGGTACGGGGCCGGCGTGCGCGCAATGGCCGGCGTGCGGGTCATCGAGGCGTGGGTGCGGCTGACCGGCCGCGCCGTCTCGGGGGCGCCCGATGCCGCACTGACCCTGCGCCTGGCGTGCCACGCGCAGACGGATCTGCTGGAGCGCCCCTCACCGGTCGGCGCCGTGTGGGAGGCGAGCGTCCCCGGGCGGGCCGCCGCATGGCCCCTCGATGTGCCGATCCCCGTGGAGCGGGCCCAGTGGCTCGTCGATCACGCGGGCGGCCTCATGGTGGGCGGCGGCCCCTACGGGGGCGTGATGGGCCTGGACGCCGGCCCCGAGTCGGGGCGGATCACGATGAACTGGGAAAGAGAGTAAGGAGAATAGATGCCTACTACGCTTTTGAATGGGGTTCGGGTCCCCCAGGGGAGCGACCAGTCCGCCCCCCAGGTGGATATGCGGCTCCTGGGGCAGTCCGTGCGCACGGTCCTGACCGCCGCGTCGCTGACTGACGCGGTCAACGCTGTCAATGCGGCTCGCACGGAGCTGGGCTGGGAGGCGACGCCGTCGAATCCCATTCTGGTGCGCCGCAGCGACCTGGGTGCGATCGCCGTGTGGGACGGGGCGTCGTGGGCCTACAACGTCGACCGCGAATTTGTGCTTATCGCCGCGGAGGCGACGAAGCCAGCGCTCACCGCGATGAAGATCGCCGCGGGTTCGCAGATCCTCACCACCGACGGCGCGGGGAAGGCGATCTTGGACTGGAAGGTCGCCTTCAAGTATGTGGCCACCATTATTATCGCCACGGGCGACAAGACCGCCGCGCACACTATTTCCAAGGGTCAGTGGAATAACGTCCAGGGTTGTGACATTTTCGCTACCCGTGCCAACGGGACGCCGGCGGCAGTGGTGAATGTGCGCGTCAACTACATCGTTATCGGCTGGTAATACGAAAACCAACGCATTAGCAGGAGGATTTCATTTATGAGCACAGTCGCAGACGCATCCGCGGCCCAGGCGGTCTACTGGGCTTTCGCCGGTCCTGATAAGCCCGGCGGAGGCCCTTATTCGGTGGGATATTCTCAGCCCGACCGGCTCGACGTGTACGCCGCCAGTGACGAGATCGGGCGCCTGACCAGGGACACCAACGCCGACTGCGGCACCCTGGTCATGGGCGCCATCAATTATGGGCTGCACAAGACCTACCCGCGCCTCGTGTGGGGGCACCCGGTGCTTTTCGATCTCGACGACTACTGGACCGGGAATCTGCGCGGCGGACTGGAGGCCCGCGGCTACCGGGAGGTCGCCTGGGACGACGCCGACCTGTACCCCGCCGGCGGTTTCCGCGTGGGGGATGTCGTGCTCTCGTCCGGGGAGGAGGGCGGCGTCGGGCACGTGGCCATGGTCGTGGCCGACGGGCCGCTCCTCGCCGAGGCGTGGATCGCCGAGGACGGATCCACCAGCGGCGGCCGCGGGGACTCCACCGGGCAGGAGACCCGGGTGGTGTCCTACGGCGACCACCCTGACACGACGGCTGGGGCGTGGACGTCGTGCCACCGCTTCGACCCCGCCACTTTCGCCGCCCAGCATCCGGACTGCGTCGAGGGCGGCGCACCCGCCCCCGCCCCGTCGACACCGGCCCCGCCCGCGGGGAGGCCCGGCCCGCTGCTCGGCATCGACATCTCCAACTGGCAGGCCGGCATCAACCTCGGCGCCGTGAACCCCGACTTCACCATCGTCATGGCCACCCAGGGCGACTGGTTCACGAACCGGTGCTTCGCCGAGCAGGTCGACGCGGCGCTCGCCCTGGGCCGCCCCACCGGCGTCTACCACTACGTCGACGGCTCCGGCGTCGAGGCGGAGGCCGACCACTTCCTCGCCGTCGTCGGAAACCGCATCGACCGCGTGTTCTGGGCAGTCGACTGGGAGGCCAAGGACAACGGGGCCTGGGGCGACGAGGGGTACCTGCGGGCCGTCATCGACGCCATCAAGGCCCGCACCGGCCGCCGCGGCCTGCTCTACGCCTCCTCTGACGCCTACCCGGACGCCGTGCAGGCCGCCACCGGGTCGATGCGGTGGGTCGCCCAGTACGCCGACTCCGACCCCACCGGCTGGGACAAGAACCCCTGGTCGGACGGGTCGTGGACGGCGGACATGCACCAGTACACCGGCACCGGCCGCGTCCCCGGCTACGACGGGAACCTGGACCTGAACCTGTTCAGGGGCGGCGAGGACGATCTGTGGGCCCTGGCTGGTAAGGCGGTGCAGGGGCCCGCCGCCGACGACATCTACATCCTGGAAGGAAACGACATGCGCGTCACCCACATTCTTTTCGCCCACAAGGGCACCATGTACTTGTACTGCGTGCTCGCCAACACGTACACGCCGATCCCCAACGAGGGGACCCTGAGGGACATCAAGTTCATCCTCGCCCGGGCCGGCGCCAAGGTCGAGGACTGGCTCGAATTCAACAGGGGCTCCTCCCTGGAGGTCGGCAACCTGATGGCCTTCGGCCACTACCAACCGCTCGACGGCTAATCCCCGGCCGTTAATTCACCCACCCTGAAAGGAACAATTATGACTACTCTCGCCACCGCCCCGGCCGTCCTGGCCCTGGTGACCCTCGCCAAGGACCAGGGGATGCCCAAGCGGTTCGCCGCGCCCCTGGCCGTGGTCCTGGGAGTGATCCTGGCCGTGGCCGACCACGCCCTGGGCGGGACCGGGGCCTACGCCGCCGTCGCCGACGGGCTCCTGCTCGGCCTGGGCGCCGCCGGCCTGTACGACGCCGCC